CAATCTGGTCTTGATAGATTAAAGCAAAAAGTAAATCAACTAACAGCAAGTGTAGATAAGATTCGTGGTATAGACATAATGAATCCTCGTGGTACTGGGGGAAAAGCTGGAAAAAGTGATCGTAATCAAATAAAGAAATATAGACAAGATATGGAAGCTCTTGTCAAAACAGTTAACAGTTCTAGAGGAGCTTTTGGCAAAACTGCTAATCAACAGATGGCAGCAGCTGATGCCTTACAAGAATATGCAAATAATTTAAAAATTGGAACTAAGGCACACAGAGCAGCAACAGCAGCAACAGAGAAACAAGTTAGATCTATAAATTCGGAAACTAATGCGATAATGAAAAATAATCAAATGAGAAAGAAAAATAGAGATTTAGCAAACAGAATAGGTGGATTTGGTGGTAGACGAGGTGCAAAAGGTGCAGGAGGTGCAGGTGGTGGTGCTTTACAAAGTGGTTTGGTTAGTGGTGCATTTCCATTGCTATTTGGACAAGGGCCATTAGGTGCTGCTGCTGGTTTTACTGGTGGATTTGTTGGCACAAAATTAGGTGGGCAAATGGGAGGCTTTGCAGGAGGTCTTGTTGCTACAGCTGTTCTTCAGCAATTTCAACAAATTAGCCAATCAGTTGCAACATTAGGAAATGCATTAAGTAAAACAAATTTAGATATAACAAAAGTTTCACAAGGTTTAGGTTTAGTGGGTACTCCCTCGGAAGAATATTTAAAACTTTTAGAACAAACAGAGGGTAAACAAGCTGCTTATAACGAATCGATGAAAAGAATGACAAGAATTATAGGAGAAGATGGAGTCAAAGAATTACAAGCCTTTGGAGAGGCTTCTAGACAGTTTGCTAATGATATGAATATTTTATTGACTAGACTTGCTGCTGGATTTGCTGGTTTTATGAATAAAATAAGCAACCAAGGATTACTTGGATTAGGAGGCTTTTCTAAATTTACTAAACCTTTTGAAAGGTCAAACTTACTTAGTAGAGCAGAATTTAGTAGTCAATCTAATGTTCAAGAGTTAATTGCAGAAAGAGATGCAATGCTTGGTAATAAAACAGGCACAGCAGCAAGAAAAGTTAAAAGATCCGCAGCGTTTAAAAATTTAGAAGACAGAATAGCAAAACAACAAAAATTAAATGAAGAGTTAGGAAAAGAGGCTGATATTGTTGCTTTAAATGAAATGAAATATAACAACATGACAAAAAGTATTACAGATAGAAATCAGTTTTTACAAAATTCATTAATGATGGGTCAAAGCGAAGCAACAGTTCAACAAAAATTAAATGAATTACTTAAAGCAGCTGAGAAAGCTAATATAACAATAACTGATAAGAAGAAAGAACAATTAGTAGAGGCATTACGATTAGAACCACAATTACAAAAATTAAATAATTTATATCAAGGTATTGCAAGTACGATTCAATCAGGTCTTGTTGATGCAATTGAAGGAGCGATAAACGGAACTAAAACTCTTGGTGATGTTGCCCGTAGCGTTTTTGGAGCGATCCAGAGACAGCTTATAGATTTTGCTGCAACTTCTTTCTTAAAAGCAATTCCAGGAATTGGAGGATTCTTTGCAAATGGTGGCAGACCTCCTGTTGGAAAACCTTCAATAGTGGGAGAAAGAGGGCCAGAGCTTTTTGTTCCTAATAGTGCAGGTACTATAATTCCAAACCATGAATTAGGTGGTATGGGTAGTTCAACGAATATTGTCGTAAATGTAGATGCTTCTGGTTCTAATGTGCAGGGAGATGAAGAACAAGGTAGAGAGCTTGGTCGTCTTATCTCAGTTGCAGTACAATCTGAAATAATACAGCAACAAAGACCAGGAGGTTTACTTGCATAATGGCTACGTTTCCCTCAATAAAACCTACTTATGGTCAACAAAAAACTTCTGCACCAAATACGAGAACAATTCGTTTCGCTGATGGTTATGAACATCGTATAAATTTTGGTCTTGCACAACATCAAAATCCAAAAACTTTTAATCTTACTTATAACGTATCAGAAACAGACGCAGATACTATAGAAGCATTTTTAGATGAAAGAGCAAACGATAACGATAGTTTTGATTTTCCCGCAGATTATTTACCTGGGGAAACTTCTTCTTCTTTTAAGTTTGTGTGTGAAAATTGGAGTAAATCAATACCATTTAAAAATAGAGCTACAATTCAAGCTACGTTTAGGCAAGTATTTGAACCAGCATCATAATGTCAGTAAATTCAGCCGTATTTAGTAATTTACAATCTATTAATCCGTCAGCGATTATTGAACTATTTACTCTTCAATTATCAACTGCATTGCATGGTGCAAATACAATTTATAGATTTCATGCTGGAAGTAATCTCAATGCAAATGGCAAAATAGTATGGAATGGTAACGAATATCTAAGATTTCCAATACAAGCATCAGGTTTTGCTTTTCAAAAAGGACAGCTACCTAGACCAAAAATAGTAATTAGTAATGCTACAGGATTAATTTCATCAATACTTTTATCTGTTAATGAAGAAACAACAGGTAACGATTTAACAGGAGCTACAGTTACAAGAATTAGAACATTAGCCAAATTTATTGATGCTGTTAATTTTGCTGATGGAACAAATGCAACTGCTGATCCAAATGCAGAGTTCCCTCAAGAAATTTATTCAATAGATCGTAAAGCAACAGAAACTAGAGAGGTTGTTGAGTTTGAACTTGCTGCTCCTACAGATTTAGCAGGAGTTAGAATCCCCAAACGGCAATGCACTCGATCCTTATTTCCTTCCATTGGTACATTTGTTCAATGACTTGGAAATATAAAGCATTACTTCATGCTCAACGAGAAGATCCCAAAGAATCTTGTGGTTTGTTATTAAATATAAAAGGCAAAGAGAGATATTATCCTTGTCGTAATCTTTCTATGACAGAGCATCAATGTTTTATTATTGACCCAGAAGATTATGTAAAGGCAGATAACGCAGGTGAAATAGTTGGTGTTGTTCATAGTCACCCTATAACACCTCCAACGCCTAGTCAGGCAGATAAGATTAGTTGTGAAGATAGTAACTTGCCGTGGCATATTGTTAATCCAAAAACAGAACAATGGGCATATTTAGAACCATGCGGATACAAACCACCTTTGTTAGGTCGTCAATGGGTATGGGGTATTACTGATTGTTGGAGTCTAGTTAGAGATTGGTATAAAGAAGAGAAAAATATTGAATTAAAAGATTGGGAAAGACCTACAACATTAGAAGAATTTAATAAGAAACCTTTGTTTGAGGCTTGTGCTTGGCGAACTAATTTTAGAGAACTCAGACCAGAGGAAAAATTACAAGATGGAGATGTTTTACTTATGAGCATTTTGCATCCAACTTTAAATCATGTAGCATTATTTTTTAAAGGTGATGTTATTCATCATTTAACCGATAGACTATCTTGTAGAGAGCCTTACTCTGAATGGTTGCTAAAATGTACGGGAAAGAGGTATCGCTATGCTTCGTAAATTAAAGTTATATGGACAATTAGCAGAGTTTGTCGGACATAAAGAGTTCGAGATAAAAGTAAATAGTGTGTCTCAGGCTGTCAGCTTTTTAATACATAATTTTCCAGAAGTAGAACGTTTTATAAGTCCTAAATATTATCAAGTAAAAGTTGGTAATTATGACATTGATGAAAGTGAATTATCATATCCCGTAGGACAAGAAGATATACATTTTATTCCAGCTATCAGTGGTGCTGGTAGAGGTATGGGAAAATTATTATTAGGTGCTGCTTTAATTGCTGGAGCATTTTTAGTTCCTGGATCTCCTTTAGTATTTGGAAAAGGTTTTGGAGCTTCTCTTGCAGGAGCAAGTTTTGGTTTTAAAGCTGCCATTGGAATTGGAGGTGCATTACTTTTGCAAGGTGTAAGCGAATTATTATTTCCATTACCAGAACCACAAGACTTTAGTTCGGAGGAAGATCCAAAATTATCTTTTAATTTTAGTGGAGTTCAAAATACATCAAGAGCAGGTACTCCTGTTCCAATAGTTTATGGTGAAATAATTACAGGAAGTGTTGTAATAAGTGCAGCGATTGATACTAACCAGGTAGAAGCATGACAGACGAAACTAAACTTATTAGAGGGTCTGGAGGACCACCAAAACCACCCCCACCTCCGTATCGTGCTCCTGATACTTTACATAGTAGAAGTTTTGCTACAGTTCAAGATTTAATATCTGAAGGAGAAATAGAAGGGTTTGCTAGTGCATCAAAAGAAGGACTTACAAAAGGAACTACTGCATACGA